CCCAGTATGCCCCCATACATATACCAAGATACTTGCCACGTTTGTCCATGTATTCAAGTATTGGTTCTTTATGTGGTACTATATCTCTTTGAAACTTTTGACTGTCACCCGCACCACCTGGAAATAAAATTATTTTAGTACCTCGTAGTGTTTTGGGCTTGTGTAAATCTTGTAATTGAAAAAGCTCAACATTGTATTTTTTCCACAATGCCTCGTGTATACTTACAGCACAATGCGCCGAGCAATATGGATGATGTAAGAATACTGATACTTTGGGCTTTTTTGGCTTCTTTTTCATTATCAGTATTTACAGCATATCATGTTACAACAAAATTAATTTTTAAGTTCCAAATTATTTGGGAGACATATTTGGTATACTGTGTAGTAAAGTATCATATATGTATTCGGGAGTACAAAAATTAGCATGTAATTGTCTGTTTAAACCACGAACTTCGTTTGCCACATCTGCCAACTCTTTGCTAACATTATTTTTGATATAACTTAATGCCACACGCCTGTTATGTTGTAATATCTCTAAGCACTGTCTTTTTCTTTCTTCTAATTGTTGCTTTGTGTCATGTCTATATCTATAAAGATTACTGATTACACCATTGATTCTATCATCTAAGTTATCCATTTCATCAAAACTATAATCAAATATATTATGGTACAATCTAAACCCCATGTCAACTAAATTTTTATGGAAATTTTTACATCCCACAACTAAAAATAATTGGTTATACAAAAGAGGGGTAGCTGTTTTTTCACTGAAAAAGAAAAATTTATCAGCATCACTTTCTGTAACTATCTGAACAAAAGATTTTCCATATTGTCTAGGAGGACTCCATTGTGAAAATATAGTAAAATCTTTACTACTCTTGTCGCCGTCTAAAAATAATTTTGTTGGTTTTTCCCAATATTCAAATTTATAAGTATCTGTTAATATTGAATCTGGAATATTGTGATTTTCATCAGTTCTTAATTCTGGTCTATCTTTATCTAAATGAAAATTATAATCTCTAAATGCGATAGCTCCTGGCTTGAATAAATCATTTTTAGCTAAAAGGTCTATAGTTCTACATCTATGATACTTGCTTAGATTGTTTAATGTAATATATAAAAAATCAATGCCGTTATTTAAATTAACATTATTGTCTAAAATATCTAAATTATTGTCTAGGTTTTGCTGTCTAATTTTTGGGTCAATTGTGTTGCCATAAAATGTACACCACATCCAATAAGCAGGATAGTCGATAATTGTTGTAGTAGTGTTATTAATAATGGGTCTTTCGTTATAGGTAAAACTATTGCTAACTATAACCAACTGAATACCATTAGATTCACATATATTAATAATATTATTTAAACTATCATCATTTGTAAAATTAAACTCTGGGCCTAAATCCAAAATTACTTTTTTAACAGTTCCTAATTGATCAGAAATTTTTTGAGGAATTTCACCAAAGTTATCACCCCATATACAAAAAAACAATGTTTCATTCATTAGTTATATAATCCTTTTTTAAATTGTAGTAATCCGCCTATTAATAATCCTCCGCCTGCTTTATACAATTCATTATTAATATCAATTATGTCTTGTGGTATTTTATCTTGTACATAATCTAAGGCTAATTTTCTGTTATATTTAACTATATCTAATACACTATTTTGCAAATCTTTTAATTCATCAAATGAATAGTTTTTATATTTTTCTATATTTTTAACTATGCCTTCTATTCGATCTTCTATTTTATCGCAACTATCAAAACTATAATCAAATAAACTATCAAACATTTTAAAACCCAATACTTCAACAAGCTTTTTATGAAAGTTTTTGGAACCAACAACTAAAAATATTTTATTAAACAATAAAGGTGTAGCGGTTTTTTCAGAAATATAAAATTGGTCTACTGTCGTTTCAGTTACTATTTGACAAAATGAATGTTTATAATGAACTGGTAATATATTTTGTCTTGGCGTACTGTATTTTGTATGTTCCTGATCTAATGTTAATCTTCTGGGATTATCCCAATACTTGTATGTAAACCATCCATTTCTTACGCTATCAAGTATATCATTTCTATTATTATCATTACCAGGATATGTGTCTCTAAATGCTATGGCTCCATTATCAATAAGTTTATATTGTGCTAATGTATCCATAAGTTTACTACGATGATAACGCCCTCTGTTATTCATAGTAATGTATAGATGTTTTACTTCATCATTTATACACACATTGTTATTGTACAGATCCATACCAAGTAGTTTGTTTTCGTTATTGCCACCCCAAAATACATCATAGGCATGTCTGCTTATCCAGCTGGCTGGATAGTCTATTAGTTTGGCATAGTTTAAATCCCAACTTGCTTTGTTGTAAAAATCATCATCAGTAGCATTACTGGTTGTAATAATTACTGGTATATTATGGGTTTTACATAGTTCCACAATTACTTTAATATCATGTCTTTCAATTAATGAATTGCCCTGTAAATGATTAATTGTGAATTCAGTAGCTTGATCTATAACAACTAACTTAACTTGATTGATATTATCTAAAATTTTCTTTTGGGCTGTGGGTAAATCACAAATCCAAATCCCTATATGTATAATCATGAACTTATTTAGTTGGACACAATATAGTTGACTTTTATTCGTAATGATGTATAATAATTAATACATTCAAGGAGATACAATGACTGAACGAAGTTTTAATAATGAAGCCAAAATTAAGTTGACACAATTGATTAATGAAGGTTTGGCTGTAATGCACGAAGTTGAAACACTAAGTGGCGGGCTTAACGACACAATCAAAGCTGTTGCTGAAGAATTAGAAATCAAAGCAAGTGTACTTAAGAAAGCTATCAAAGTTGCTCATAAGATGAAATTAGGCGAAACTAACAAAGAAAACGAAGAATTAAATACTATTCTGGAAACAGTGGGTAAGACTATTTGATGCCAAGATTGGTAGCATTTGGCTGCTCGTTTACACAGGGTTGGGATTTACATGACCAATATATCCTGGAAAGACAGGGCTACTATAATAGTCAGCCCAGTAATTTTGCTTATCCTAAAATTTGTGCTAAGTTACTTAATTATGAATGTGTCAATCTAGCAAAAGGCGGCAATAGTAATATTGAAATATTGTCTAGTATTTTAAAATTTAATTTTGAAAGTGATGATATTTGTGTAGTTGGTTGGTCGTTTTTTGATAGAATAAATTTTGTCAAATATAATGAAGACATACACAATTTTGATAGATTGCCTTATCATATTAAAAATTCAGAGGGGCTAGACTCCTCTGTTAATACTGATAGTAATACTTCTTTAAAAAATTACTATGCTATTCATCATGCCGAGTGTTACTTAAAAAATAAAAATATAAAATACTATGGCCTTAAATGGGTTCATGATTTTTATACTTTTATAAAACCTAGTTTTCTTCATGTTAAATTGTTGGATTTTAATCCAAGAACTCTCATAAGCGACAAAGCAGGAGATAATAGACATCCTGGAATTAAAAGTCACAAGTTAATAGGCGAAAAACTTTGTGAAATTATAAAGAGTGATTTAAATGTCTAGGTTAATTACATTTGGTTCAAGTGTGACTAAAGGTTTTGACTTGCCCGACCAATGGGCAAAACATGACTATAGTAATATCAGACCCAGCATATATGCTTGGCCGAACGTATTGAATAATTTATTAAAAACTGATACATTATTAAATCTAGCAGAAAACGGTGAGAACAATTTAAGTATTTTGTATAAAGTATTAAATTTTAATTGGCAAGAAAAAGATATTTGTATTATAGGTTGGGGATATTTTTACAGGTCAGAAACTTTGAAATTAAGATACAATGTGCTGCCTTTGTTTACAAATACGGATCCAAATAATATAGATGTAGATGATAATGCTATTAAAAATTATTTGTATATACAACATACTCATTTGTATTTACGAAGTATTAATGTACAATCATTTGGGTTAAAGACACTAGATGATTTTGATAGAAACAAATGTCCAGATTACATAAAGATACCTGAATTATTAGATGATTCAGGTATAGAAAATTGTTATGTAGATTTGGCAAATGATAAGCATCATCCTGGTGTAGAAAGCCATGAGTTGTATGCTAAGAAAATATATGAAAGGATAAAAGATTATGTCATACATTGATGCTATTCACGATAAACAAACCGATAGGATATTTGTCGTAGAACGTAAAGACGGCAAACGAAGTTATAACGAGTATCCCGCAAATTATGTTATGTATTATGCCGATCCAAAAGGCAAGTATCGTAGTATGTATGGAGATCCTGTTAGTAGATTTAGCACACGTAAAAAAGCCGAATTTGAAAAAGAAAGACGTATACATGGCAATAAAAAGATATTTGAAAGCGATGTAAACGTAGTGTTTCGCTGTCTTAGTGAACACTATCTAAAAGTTGATGCGCCAAAACTACACACAGTATTTTTTGATATTGAAGTAGACTTTGATCCAGACAGAGGCTTTAGCCCAACAACTGATCCATTTAATAAGGTCACGGCAATTAGTTTGTATCTAAGTTGGTTAGATCAACTTGTAACACTATGTATACCGCCTAAGAGTATGAGTGACGAAACTGCTCAAGAAATTGTAAATGAATTTGATAACACTGTAATGTTTCGCAGTGAAATTGAAATGTTTGAGACATTCTTCAAATTAATCGAAGACGCAGATGTACTCAGCGGTTGGAACTCAGAAGGTTACGATATTCCCTACCTAGTTAATCGTGTAACACGTGTAATGAGCAAAGATGACACACGAAAATTCTGTTTGCTTGGTCAGTTGCCAAAAGCACGTGAATATGAACGATTTGGTAAAGTTGAAACAACTTATGACTTAGTTGGCCGTATACACATGGACTATCTACAATTGTATAAAAAGTACAACTATGAAAGTCGCCATAGTTATAAACTAGACTTCATTGGTGAAATGGAAGTTGGTGAAAACAAAACTCAATATGAAGGTACACTTGACCAACTATACAACAAAGACTTCAAAAGATTCTTAGAATACAATCGTCAAGATACCATGTTGCTTGTTAAGATTGACAAGAAACTACAGTTCTTAGAATTGGCAAATCAACTAGCACATGAAAATACTGTATTGCTACCAACTGTCATGGGAAGTGTAGCAATGATTGAAATGGCTATTATGAACGAGGCGCATGAGCGTGGACTTGTAATTCCAGATAAAAAGCGCCGTGATGAAAACCATGTAGAAAGTAGTCCAGCAGCAGGTGCGTTTGTAGCCAATCCAAAACGTGGCATTCATGAATGGGTAGGCGCAGTTGATATTAATAGTCTGTATCCCAGTGTGATTCGAGCATTAAACATGGCTCCAGAAACAATTGTGGGACAACTAAGACCAATATTAACTGATCAGTATATGCTTGACAAAGGGCGTGAGTTAGCCAGCAAAAAAGCACGTTATAAAGAAGATGAAAGTGATATTGAAACTGGCAGCAAACTATGGGAAGGACTGTTTGGCGCACTAGAATATAATGCTGTAGTTAATCAACAACGAGGTACAATACTCACTATTGATTATGAAGATGGACGAAGTGTAGATATGAGCGCAGCAGAAATATGGAAAATGATATTTGATAGTCATACGCCATATATTCTAAGTGCCAATGGCACAATCTTTAGATATGACAATGAAGGTGTAATTCCTGGACTACTATCACGTTGGTATAGTGATCGTAAAGTCATGCAGAAAAAACTCAAAGAAAGCACTACACCCGAAGAACGACAATATTGGGATAAACGTCAATTAGTACGTAAGATTTTATTGAATAGTGCTTATGGCGCATTGTTGAATGAACATTGCCGTTTCTATGACAAACGTATAGGTCAAAGTGTTACTTTGAGTGGTCGTCAAATTGTTAGACATATGATGAGCACTATTAATGAAATTGTAACAAATGAGTATAACCACGAAGGTCCTGCTATTGTATATGGTGATACTGATAGCTGTTACTTTAGCGCATATCCGTTACTTAAAGAACAAATAGAAAAAGGTATGGTTGATTGGAACAAAGAAACTGTTATTAAACTATACGATACTATTGCTGAACAGACTAATAGTACCTTCCCAGGCTTTATGGAACAAGCTTTTCACGCGCCAAGAAAGAACGGAGAAATCATCAAAGCAGGTCGTGAACTGATTGGTGATCGTGCTATTTTCATCACAAAGAAGCGTTATGCTATCAATATCTTTGATAAAGAAGGTAAAAGATTAGATGTGAACGGCAAACGTGGTAATATCAAAGCAATGGGTCTTGATCTTAAACGAGCAGATACTCCAAAGTATGTTCAAGAGTTCTTAATGGATGTACTTGAAAGTGTGTTGGCTGGCAGCAACAAAGAACAAGTCATTGAAAAAATCAAAGACTTTAAAAACATGCTTAGTCAACAAGATAGTTGGACAAAGGGTAGTCCAAAGTCTGTAAACAATCTTACTATGTATGGCGAAAAAGAAGCCAATAGCAGTACAGGAAAAGCAAACATGCCGGGACATGTTCGCGGAGCATTGAATTGGAACTATCTGCGTAGAGTAAATGGGGACAATTATAGTATGAAGATTGTTGATGGTATGAAGGTAGTTGTTTGTAAACTACGCAACAACCCATTAAACTTTACAAGTATTGCGTATCCAGTAGATGAATTAAGATTGCCTAAATGGTTTATTGAATTGCCATTTGATGATTTAGAAATGGAAAACACACTAGTCGATAAAAAAATTGACAACTTACTTGGCGTATTGAATTGGGATTTAAAAAGTTCTACAGATACAAATAGCACATTTGATACATTATTTTCATTTGGTTAAACAAGTACTTGATTTTCTTAATTTATTCCACTATAATACACAATATAAATGCCTAAATATTTTAACAACAAAGGAAAAACATGAAAGATAATTTATTAGAATTGATTAAACACACTAACGGCTTGGGCGTTATTGAATTACTTAAAATCATTGGTACCGGCAAAGAAACTAAAATGCTTGCGTTAGCTGATGACCGAACTGTAATCATTAATGGTACATTTAACACTCCTGTTAGTGAATTTATTGGCACATTTGGTATGCCTAGCTTAAGCACATTAAAAACTATTTTGTCAAACGAAACAGATTATAATGAAAGTGCTATCATTACTGTAGAAAAGAACAGCGACGGTGAGCCAACTAATATTCATTTTGAAACAAAATCAGGTGATTATAAAAACGATTATCGTTTAATGGCTAAAGCTACTGTAGAAGATCGCGTTAAACCAGTAACATTTAAGGGTGCTACATGGGCTGTTGAGTTTGAACCAACAATAGATGCTATTGCACGATTAAAACGTCAGGCGCAAGCTATTTCAACACAAGAAACCTTTACTGTCAAAAGCGACGGTAATGATATTCGTTTCTATTTTGGCGATCCTGCTAACCACTCAGGTGACTTTGTATTCACTTCTAATTCAGGTAAATTAACTAAAGCTTGGAGTTATCCAGTAAAAGCTTTTACATCTATTGTTGAATTGTCAGGAGACAATAAAAAAGTTCGCTTTAGCGATCAGGGTGTTGCAGAAATCACATTAGATAGCGGTATTGCAACTTATCAATTTTTATTCCCGGCACTACAAAAGTAATATGATAACTGTCAATCTTTTTAAAATTACAGAAGGTGGTAGTAAAGAAACTATAGGATATTCTGGTACACCAAGTACCCCTTTTGCTAAAGGAGCAGTGCGTTGGAATAACTCCAGTATGTGTTTTGAAATTGATGCAGGTAGTTATTGGCACTCAATGCCTAATTATGTAAACATTGATCTTGACGAACGTACTTCAAAAGTTTTAAACTGGGCAGAAAAGAAAATGAATGAAGAAGTTGAGTTAAAAAGATTAGCAGAAACCAATCCTACAATTAAAGACTTAGTAGATACTATTGAAATTGCTAAACAAAAAATAAAAATGGTTAAAAAATTAACGCAATGAAACAAGTAGACCTCACACTGAGCCAAAGTTCTGAATGGGCATTGTTCTTACCCGCTGTTAGTAGTTTTTATATTAGTGGCTTGGGAAGACAACGTGAAGGAGAAAATTATTTTCCCCCTGAACGTATACCTCAGAAATTTAACGGCGACGTAGAAAAGTTAAACTTTCTTAATAGTAAAGAAGGATTGTTCTATTATAAGTGGGGTCTATATAGTGCAGGTCATGCTAACTTAGATACGACAGTTGATGATCATGGTGAAAGTATTATTCGCAAACGTGAAAAAAATACTTTTATGTTGGGGGATAGTGGTGGCTTTCAGATATTAAAAGGTCAATGGCCTGCTGATTGGAAAGATCCTAACTGCCCACGTGCTATGGCTAAACGCAAAGCTGTTTTGAAATGGATGGACACATACATGGATTATGGTATGTGTCTTGACATTCCCAGTCAATCATTGCAAACTTATGGAATGAAAGACAAAGACGGTAATTCATTACATGGTATACAAACTATCGAACAAGCTATTACTGCTACACACATTAACAACGAATATTTTATTAATAATCGTAATGGTGAATGTAAGTTCTTAAATGTATTGCAAGGTTTGGATCATGAACAAAGTGATGAGTGGTACAATGAAATGAAGAAATATTGTGACCCAAACATCTATCCAAAAAATCATTTTAATGGCTGGGCGTTTGGTGGTCAGAATAAAATCGATATTCATCTTACATTAAAGCGTTTAGTTGGCATTATACACGATGGATTATTGCAAGAAGGTAAGCATGATCTTATTCACTGTTTGGGTACGAGCATTTTAGAATATGCTGTAATCTTTACCGATATACAACGTGCTATTCGCAAGTATCACAATCCAAAATTACAAATTACTTTTGACTGTGCTAGCCCATTCTTTAGTGCAGCTAAAGGTCTTGCATACTTTAACAACAACATTGAATATGGCAAGAAATGGTCATATAGTATGGAAAAAACTGCCGAAAACAAAAACTATGCAACCGATAATCGCAAGTTTAGTGACGCAGTACTGGATGACGGTATCCACAAAATCTTTACAGATAGTCCAGTGACTGATAAACTATTGATTAAAGATTTGTGTTATAGAGGTCATGGGTTTCTTGGTCAACATGGTAAAGAAACAAAAACAAGTTGGGATACATTGAGTTATACATTATTACAAGCGCACAACGTATATCAGCATATGATTGCTGTACAAGAAGCCAATCGTCAATATGAGAAAGGTGTTGTACCTGAAATGTTATTGCATGATGTTCAGGATATCAAGTTTGGCGAACTCGTAGATAAGATTTTTTCATTAAACGATAGACAGAAAAGTTTAGACATGATTGATAGTTATAGTTCTTATTGGCAACAAATTCAGTCTGGGAGTCAGGGATTTTCAGGCAAAAAAACTGTTAATAGCAATACTCAATTTCGTAAACACTTTGAAAATATTGACTCGGTTAAACATAAACCTGAGAAAAAAGTAAAAACCAAATTAAAACCAAATCTAGATTTAATAACGATCGGAGAATAAATGAATTATATAAAATTAATTGAATCTTTAGAAAAGCAAAAAAGAATTCTTAGTAAAGAAATTAGTTTAACTGAACAACCTCATCAGTTAACTAATTTACGAAATGAATTAGATATGGTTATGTCGCAAATTAAACAATACAACCGTTTACAATTTGAAGAAAATTATGAACGTGTTGGCTATGGAGATGAGTAATGGAAGATCAATTAACACAAGCATTGGCAGAAAAAAGAAATCGTATTATGAATCGTGCAAAACGACTTATATGGGTAACTTTTCAGCGTGAAGGCATTCATTGTTATCCAGCTGCTGCTACAGACCCAAATCTAACAGACGTTAGTTTTTTAGCGAACCCACATCGTCACATTTTTCACTTTAAAGTGGCGATAGAAGTATTTCACAACGATAGGGATATTGAGTTTATTCAGTTTAAAAGGTGGCTGTTGAATCTTTATTCAACAACCACACTAGAATTGGATTACAAAAGTTGCGAGATGATAGCAGACGACTTATACGGTATGATTGCGATAAAATATCCAAACCGAGATGTTCAGATTGAAGTTAGCGAAGATGGGGAGAATGGTTGCGTAATTTCATATAACTCTAAAATTTGAGGTAACGCACCGAGAGTAAAACTCTCAGTGTGATGAAATTTATGTTTAGGAGAATATAGATATTCTTTAAATAAACGCTTGATTTCTTCTTCTTTCAAAAAGCACCGGTACAATGAGTCGTAGAATTGGTAAATTATTTTATATTGGTATTTTTTGAAGGGCGAGTTATTATATCGTTTACTTACAGAATTTTTTGTAATTCCAATTTTAATAAATCGTTCAGAATCATTATAAACTTCAATTATGTATAATATACCCGGCAATGACTTCCTATTAGTATCGGCATCAAACCATTGTAAATTATACCCACCGGTCTTGCGTTCGTCAGCACATTTTTTACAACCAACGCCGTGTAAATGATGATCAACAGTAACATGAAAAATACCATGCTTTTTACATTGCACTGGAATTTTATCTTTAATGCCATTGAAATGACATTCGGGGTACTCATACAGTGCGTCATTGATTTTTTTAAGTTCTTCAAGTTTTTTCTTAGTAAGTTCTTTTTGTTTAGAAGCCATCACTTTAACAGCACACGCTTTACATCCGTGCTTACTATTCAAAAATTTCCATGGACTAATTTTAAATTCTCCGTGATCAGGACATATTATGGTAACCAAAGTGTTTGCATTTACATATGAAACTTTGCTATAATTAAATTTATGATTAAACTTGTTAATAGCATCGTTAACGAATTTTTTAGTTGTGAATGGTTTGCTCATATCATTACTTATCATTTCACACTGAGAAATAGATACGACTATATACATTGTAGTCAGTATCCCAGTAGAAGTATCGAAATTAGTGTATCCGAAGATAATGAAAACGGTGCAACAATTCAATATAATTTAACTTATCCATCACAATCAATTGTTATTTAAGGAAGAAAAAATGTCGAGAAATGATCATAAAGTAAATCCCCGTGTCAAACAAATTTTCCAAGACTTGGAAAATTATCTAGCGTTCTGCAAAGAATATGGATATCGTTTTGACGAAGCGGATCTTTATAAGGATCGTAGCTATGTCTGGCGACAGTATAGCAAATTACTTGCTGGTAAACCAGTACGTGATATGTGGGCAGAAAATTTAAAATCGCAAAATTAATATGCATACAATCATAGCTCCGCTTGGTAGTGGTATGAATCATCTTAGATGGTTATTACTATTATCAACGGAGTATGATTCAATGTCAATTATGCCTAATAATTTGACTGAAAAAACTATTTTTATTAAACTAAATGTATATAGGAAAGATAGAAATTGTTTTAATTGGATTAGATATGAATCAATTCATAGATACTTATTGAATAATATAATACAAGTTCATCATAATTTAAAATTAATTCCTAATAAATCTTCTAAATTTTTAGTAATTAATGCAGAACCAAACGACTGTTTAAAAATGTATGCAAAACTCAATCCATTATTAAATGGATTGACAAAAGAAATGTTTTTACAAGAAACATCAGAAATTAACCAAACAAATTCATCAATCAAAGATTCTGAAAAAGTATTATACATTAATTTTAAAGATATATACAAACCTATGTTAGATAAAATCTTATATGATGAAATTTGTGATTTTCTTAACATTACAAATGTATACAAAGAGGCAAATGAAATTCATCAACTTTGGTACAATCTACATATCAAAGCAGAAGAAAAAGTTAAAAACTTTTTACAAATAATGAAACCAATGGAATTTCCCTGGTTGGAAGCACCAAGACCTGTTAATGGATTTAACAGTTCCACTAAAGAACAATGGGAAAGTATGATACATCTTTTAAAAGAACTATATGGAGAAACAAATGCGTAAACTATTTTATATGGGGTTAGAACCTTATAAGGCAAGATATACACTTCAATTACAACAGTGGAACACTGATGTATTTGATCGTAGGGGTATAGATTATGTAGTAGTACCCGGCGATACATTAAGTAATGATCAAGCTATTGTTACTGGTCAAGTATTAGATGCGCATGGTCGTACATATTTCGGCATGAGTCAATTAATGAATTTAATTCGTATGATGAAAGCGGGGGAGGTAAACAATCAAGATGTTGTTTATTTTGAAGATATGTTTCAGCCCGGAATTGAAAGTCTTCCATATATTATGAATCAGTTACCTGCTGAATATTGTCCAAAAGTTTTTGTTCGTTGTTTAGCACAAAGTATTGATCCAGATGATTTTGTACATGTATGGGGCATGAGTAAATGGATGGGGCATTTCGAAAAGATGGTCGATTCATTTGTAGATGGCGTGTTAGCTAGTAATGAAGAAATGGTTGCGCACATGAAGATTGCAGGTTGGCAAGCACCAATCTATAATATCAGTGGCTTGGCATTTGGTAAAAAAGAAGTACAGGGTAGAGTAAACAACAATATTAAGTATTTTTATGATCGCAAAAAGCGTGTTGCATTTTCGGCACGTTGGGATCAAGAAAAGCAACCAGACTTTTATATGGACTTAATTGAAGCCTGGCACAAAAAACATGGCAACACTGTAGAATTTGCGTTGTTCAGTGGCTCTAAACTACGTAGCAATAATGACAGCTATATGGCACGCACAAAACGCTTATCTGATGAAGGTAAACTTAAAATATACGAAGATTTAGATAAAAATACGTATTATGAATTGTTAAATGATACTAGGGTATTGTTTAATTGTGCATTACAAGACTGGGTAAGCAATACTGTTAGTGAGGCTGATAGTTTAGGTTGTAATGTATTATATCCTGCATATCGCAGCTTTCCAGAAACTTTTGCAAATGATCACGAACGTATGTATATACCGTGGTCTATTGATGACGCTATGAATAAATTAGAAACGTTATTATTCAACCCACACAAGAGTATTGGCAAGATCAGTGATTATACCGATAAAACTATTGATCGCATTTGTGATATCTTAGAAGGCAATGGTGATCAATATTTGCGTATGAGTACTGATTACCGAAAACATACCAGAGAAAACAAGTACTAATGAGTTATAAACTACTAATTGCCTCAGGTTGTAGTTTTACTGATGGGAGCAACAGTTGGCCCTATCAGTTGTCGCAAGAGTTAAATTGTGATGTAAAAAATTATGGGTTGTTGGCAACAGGTAACGGTAGAATTAGTAGAAGTATAATTTATGGTGTCACCGAGGCACTAAAAAGTTATAAACCAGAAGAATTATTAGTAGGGATTATATGGAGTGGAAAAAGTAGATTAGATTTTTTCAGATCAAATGTCGATACTAATAATGTAAATATTGAAAAGTCTAAAAATTATAATTGGAACGTTGGAAATTTTAAATCGCCAGATGGTTCTATACCACTTTTAAGTAATAGATTTATTGAGGGTGCAGATAAAAATTGGTTCCCGGTTCATGTAGGTTTTGATAATACTTTTACAGAAATTTATTATAAGTATTTCCAAGACGATATGAATGATGAAATATTAACACTTGAACATATTTTAAGAACTCAATGGTTTTTAAAAATGCACAACATTAAATATTTTATGGGCAAATATTCAGATAATGTTTTATCTGAAGTTCCTAATATTAATACGCAACATTTATATGATTTATTAGATAGGTCAACATTTTTAAAAATAAAAAACTATCAAACTTGGTGTTTTCAATCAAGAATACCGTTTGCAGATAAAGATTTACATCCCACTGTAGAACATCATATTGAGTTTGCCAAAAAGGTATTGGTACCTTTTGTAAATAATTTATAATAGCATTACATGAAAACAATAAATACATCTGTAACACAAAGGTTACAAAAAACAATTGACATCTGCGTAACCAATGATAAATAATATTGCTACACAGCGGTAGCAATATTGAAGTGAATACTTCCGTTGAGCATTAACGATAGATGCTTTGGAGAGAGAAATGTATAAATTATACAAAATCACCAATGCGGTTAATGGTAAAACCTACATTGGAATTACAAAACAAACCTTAGAAGAACGACTAACTTTACACATAAGTCATTCACGAAATCCAAAATATCCTATTCAATACGCTATCAATAAGTATGGTTCAGAAAACTTTAGCATAGAATTACTTGAAGAATCAGAAGATAGAAAGTATATCAGCGAGTTAGAAGAACCTACTATTATTAGATACGATAGTAGAAACCAAGGATACAACATAGCTGTAGGTGGCATAGGTGGAAATCTAGGCCCGGAAGCCTATGCCAAACGCAGAGAAACGATCAACAATTATTCACCTGAACGCAAAGCTGAACACAAAGAACGATTGCGACTACGCAATTTAGGAAAAACTAAAGAAACTGACGCTGGTAGATTGGCTCAATCTGAAAAAATTAAAGGTAACAAGTTTGCCTTAGGACTAACGCACAGCCAAGAAACCAAAGAGAAAATAGGTAACGCAAGTAAAAAACCAAAGTCCCAAAAGACTAGACAAAAGATGAGCAATAGTGCTAAAATAAACAAAAATGGCCAAAGATTCTCATTGTATAGAGGTTGTTGTCTTTGTTGTAAAAGAGAATTTGACTTAGGTAATTTAACACAACATTTAAAAAGGATGAATAAAGATGAGCTTCAATAAGAACAAGTGTGATCCTGAATTAGGTCGCCAGGTGCATGAATATCTAGTTAAGATGGGAGTAGAAACTCCTACTGTAGATAATGGGTTGAGTCGCACCGATAAAGTTGAAATCATTGAACGCAAGTTTAGGGATATTATGGAAGCATTAGGGCTAGACCTTTCCGACGACAGTTTAATAGATACACCTAAGCGTGTTGCTAAAATGTATGTCGGAGAAGTATTTTGGGGCCTCGACTACGATGCATTTCCAAAGTGTACAACTGTAGATAACAAAATGAATTACAACGAAATGGTTGTAGAGCGTAATGTTAGTGTGCAAAGCAACTGTGAACATCACTTTGTAATCATCGATGGTCTTGCAACAGTAGCATATGTTCCCAAACAAAAAGTCCTCGGATTATCAAAAATTAACCGTATTGTTGAGTATTTCAGTAAGCGCCCTCAAATCCAAGAGCGACTCACCGAACAAATCTTCCACACTCTCCAATTTATACTGGAGACTGAAGATGTTGCGGTAGTAATCAATGCTAGACACTATTGTGTTCGTAGCAGAGGTGTAGAAGATACAGGTAGCTCTACTGTGACTAGTCGCTTGGGTGGGGGATTCAAAACTGACCCAGCCGCAAGAGCAGAATTTATGCGGATGGTTTCTTTAACCGACCTAGGTTAAGCGATGTTGAGTACGAAAGAATGATAGGTAATATCATTGTATTGATAATTGTAATAGCTGCCTTTATCAGAGTAGCAAGACTATTACCTAAGAGTGATTGCACATGTGATTGCAATCAAGGCCGCAATTGTAATTGTAAGGATTAACATGGGATACCGCAAACCAGACACGAGTTATTTAGAAAGTACATTAACCAAATTATACATTGAAGTTCAAAGCCCATATAATGATGGGTTTACACAATGGACACTTAAACAAGAAATGTATATGATACACAAACAACTGG